ATAATAAACAATCTTCTAACATTGATTCTATCAAAAGCACTTGGAGCACTTAATCCAGTTTTGTCACCAAAAAGAACTGTGCCTTGTCCTGGGAAAGTTACCACAGGATTAACACGAGCTTTATATAACTCGTCTCTTTGTGCTTTATTTGGATTGTATGCTAGTTTAACTGCGCCTCTGATAATACCTCTGTTAAGACCTGCCGGTGACCACCAACTATCTGCGATTATATCGGTTCTAGCTGCTAGACCTGCAATATCTCCATTTAATGGTACATATCTATATACGTCATTATATCTGTCGTACATATACTTGTAACCACTATCCAACACAACGTAAGATGAAGAACGGATACCGTTCATAAATGCTAGTACGTTTTGTGTTTGCGTGATTGAAGAAGCAACGTTAGCCACATCTGATCTCTCTGGAGATACGAATGCGATAGCGTCTTTTCTTTTCTCTGCTATAGAGATTAAGTCGTCAACTTTAGTAGCGTCACATTTACCGCCCATGATTAAACCAACGTCCACAGTTTCAGAATCTTCAAACATTTCGTATGCTGTTTTGATTTCTCCTGTAGAAGCGGCTGAACCGTCAGCGCCTGCTTGTAGACTGTCAGATTTTGGTGTATTAATAGCTGCGAAAGTAATTCCACTAGCTGCTGTTCCAAAATTTGATCCAGAAGCATGGTGATCCATCCAATAGATATAACTTGATCTATTGTAAACTACGTTTGCATAGTAATTTGAATCTCCTTGTGGTGTTTTTGCGTCTGAAGCTTTTGATACTTTATCATAAACTTCTAACACTTCACCACGTGTTCCTGTTATGTCGCCATCTTCGTCTACCACGACCACGTGCATTTCATCGTTAGTAGCTGCTTTTGAAGTTGCAAATGGAGATGTTCCAGGAGCACTTGACACCATGTCATAGTATTCCCAAAGTCTCTTTACGTTTGCACCATTAGCTGGAACTATATGTAATCCACCTTGACCTGTGTCTGCTCTTGTAAATGTAATATCGTTTGTTGCGATACTTGTTATTTTATATTTGTAACCATCATAATCTGAACCTGCAGCTGTTTTAGAAAACTCAACTATGTCTCCTACGTTAAAGCCTGTTCCAGATGTTAATGTTACTGTCGTATGACCAACAGCCATAGCTGTGTCAGCGATTGTTGTTTTAGCGTCTTCTTGAAAACCTGTTGCGCTGTGACATACAGAAACTTTTAAGGTATTACCCCAAGCTCCTGCTGTTCTAGCTGCCCATTCTCCAACTGTAGCCGCTCCACCAGAATAGTTATCCTGATAGTCTTGTGTGTTCTTTACCACAAACAAACTTCCTGAAACGGAAGCGTTTGCTAAACCAGTATTTTGTGCTCGTACAACTCTTAATGCGTTAGAGTAAGATAAAAAGTTTGCAGCTGTAAAAAAAGATTCAAAATTATTTGAATCCGGTTTGCCGAAAACTGTTACTAACTCTTGCTCACTAGAGATTGATGTAACCTCATCTAAAGGACCTTTTCTGAACTCGCCAGCAAAGGCACCAATTGATGTTGATACAGCGGGAATGATTCTTGTTAAATCTTTCTCCTGAACGAGAACGCCTGGTGATACTTGAAATGCCATAGGTTATTCTCCTCTTAATTAGCTAATTATTAATTGTATATTTCACAAATCGTAAGTTTTCTTACGCCCATATTTAAACGTATCAGTTAAAGGTATTTATAAATGTTGGATATTGTAGACTATTGACCTTTTCTTGTTGCCGGAAACCACCTGGTACCATATTCATCAACAGCTTCCTCATCTTCCTCTGGATCGTGAACACCATCGTCTACAAAACCAAACGGTGCCATGTCTTGCTCTATCAAATTCTTTTGTTCCTCATACATTTTTAAACGAGCATTAGTATTAGACAATTCTTTAAAGAAAGGTTGATTAGATAACCAACCAAATATGACTAAACACATCATTAAATCATCATTTGATCCGTCTTCAGCCTGCCAACTTTGGCCTCTTTTAGTAAAGGTTGACATCTCCTGTATAATATGCCAATCATTTATTATAAGTTTATCTCCTTCAACTACAGTTTTTAAGTTAGAACAACCAACTCTTTTTATCTGTTTTGTCATACGAACACCCATAGATGAACCACGACCACTAAACATTGCACCTAATATTTGACCAGCACGACCTTTTTGAGTAGTCATTAATATATTAGGATATTCAATTTCAAACTGTAAAGCCTCTGCTACTTGCTGACCTATATCATTAACCTCTGTTAATATATGAGCATGATTATATGCTAAACATACTCTGTTAATTATATTAGGAAATACAAAGGGTTTAATCTCGTTACTTCTATATTTGGCCACAACTTTGTAAGGCATTTTAGATACATCAAATACCAGAAAGGCAGAATAATCTTTATCAACACCTCTTGAAACGTCCACTGTACAAACATAAGTATGTCCTTCTATTTTATCTTCGTATATATCAACACCTTGAGCCGATTTTATAGGATTTATAATAGGTATTTGTTTAATTTTAGTAGCTGATATTAAAGTATTTACAGAACCTAAAAACTCACACTCAAACTCTTGTTGAAATTGTTCCTCACTTGTATTACGTATAGTTTGTTCTTTCCATTTTTCATCACGTCCTGGTACTTCACTCCAATGTACTTCAATAGGTATATAATCATTTTTCTTGGATTGAGAATCCATCCAAAGTTTATAAAACATATTCATACCATAAGGTGTAGATACTATAACCATTTTAGTTTTTGTACCAGCAGATATTGTAGGATAAACTGAACTAAAAAACAATTCAGCAATATTAGTAGGTACGAAAGCAAACTCGTCAAGAAATATTATATTATATGAACCACCTCGGATAGCACTTGAAGATGTAGCAGCCGCCACAATAACTGATTTGTTTTCTAATTCTATATTACCTTTGTTCCAATTAATTACACCTTGTTGTAACCACTTTGGTAAATTTTCATATGCTAATTGTACTCTACTTAAAATATCTCTAGCAGTAGAGGACTTATTGGCAAGTATGGCAATATTACTATTTGGATTAAATAATGCAAAATGTAAAAGATATGATACTGTTGTTGTGGATTTTCCTGATTGTCTTGGTAGTTTACAGATTGTAAATCTATTATCATGTATCGTATTTACTATTGTCTTTTGAAAAGGATACATCTTAAAAGGTATTAAACCCTCGTCAAGTGATACAATCTGGATATAATTTTCCATAAAGTAAATAGGGTTCTCAGCACACTTTTGATATTCTAATATTTGTTCTTTACTAAAATGTTGTGGTGTATTAATCTTTTTTAAATTCGGGTTTCCTAAATATGCTTCACTCATTTATTACTATTGCCTCTATGTGTGTGTAACCTAATTTTAAGGCAGCTTTTAATCTTTGGTTGCCTTTATGTACACTCCACTTTTTCTCCATATATATTTTTCCATTAACTCCATATCTAATATTCTCACTTATTTTATGTGTGTAAACCTCTATAGGGTTAATCAATTCTTGTCCATCAATTAATTCTTTTAACGGTACGCCGTGAGTTTTAAGATAAGTTATATCACTTATCGGTATTATCCTTTTGTTCGGGTGTAACGTTTTTGCTTTCAATATTCTCATCTTCTTGTTTTCTATTTAACATCTTTTGTAATTCAGCAGTTGATCCAACAAAAAGAGCATTCTTAACATTTGTACTTGCAATCTTTGGTACTTCTTTTAATTCTTTTAATTTCTTTTGTAAGTCTTGTAATTTATCAACTGTAGTTGCAACTTGTCCTAATAATTGTCCTGCAACTTCATATGCTCTAGGGTGTTGGCCTTCTTTTGCAATTTCTAATATACCATCAATAGCTTCATTACCTTTATCTATTAAATGGAAATAGTTATCTCTACTATATTTGTAATCGTTATCTACGTCTGTCTTATCTTTATCTTCAACTCTAGGAACTAGAGGTTTAAATTCTTTTTTTTCTACCACAGCGTTTTCAGTTGCAGTCTCAATACCTAAAATTTCATTTACTTTTTCTTCTATATTGCTCATAATATTTACTCATCTTGTCCAGTTTTTGGGTTATATTTTTTACCATCGGTATAATTACTTATAGTTGTTGTAAATCCAAAATCATCATCAGCGTCAGCTGTTATTGGATCAGGCACAACTATTATTCTTTCTTCACGTGAAGCAGTATCCCAATTTGAAGATGTATATAATTCTGATTGTACTTTTTTGATAACACCTGCATTAGAAGTAGGACCAAATAAGTATGTCTTCGCTGTAAAATTCATTGTATATATTACTGCTCTTCTATTTGTAAAAGCACCATCATAACTATCTTCATAATTAATAGTGTTAAGAACAATTGGTACGTCTCTTTTTATATTCATTTCAGGTAAAACATTTACTGTAACCGTATAATCTGGTTGAAAGAAAGGTAAAATTTGTTCTACAATTTGTAAACCATTTTCAGCAGTTGCTGTAAAGGCATAAACATTTAAACTTATGTTATATGGTACAGGTGTATAGTTAAAACTATTTTTTGTTCCTGAAGAAGCTACACCACTAGAATCTGTTTCATGTAATATATATTCTGCATGACCTGTAGTAGCATTTGCTTTTTCTAATATAACAAGACCACTCTCATCTTCCATTTGTACTCTATCCAATAGAGCGGATGATTGTGCTCTAGATAAATCTACTTTTGTTTTTCTAAACTTATGAACTCTTGTTAACTTTCTACTAGGATCATATTGTAATCCTGATATTTCAAATCCTATTCTTGGTAAAGTTATTGCAAATGATCTATCAGTTAAATCTGGTTGTTGTTCTAAACGAACTAAAAACTTTTCTTTAGGTGCATATGCTAAAGGAACTTTTATTCTTTTTGTAACAGCGCCTGTTGTTCTATTGGTATTTTCTATAACAATGTTATTGAATAATTGTCCAAATGCAATTATAATCTTTCTTAATCCTTCATTGTAAAATGGTGTTCCAAACATTATTGATCTACCTCTCCAAATGGATTTCTTTCAGTGAAATCTAATACATCATCTGTTACGGATTCTGTATCAAAACCGGCTGCCGTATCTAAATCTAAATTTTGTGCATAATCAGATTGAGTTTGTACAGTTGTTTTTGTTGAATCATAACTTTCATTAATTAAGAAATTAGCATTACCAGATTTAGTGTCATCTTGTTCTAATTGTATTGTACCTTTTTCATCTTCTAAAGTAAATCTATCTACTAATAAGTTTACAGAATATTTAGCTTCTTTAGCGTCAATACCTGCAACGCCAGTAGCAATTGTTTCGTTTGCATATTCCCAACGTGTAACTCTTAATTTATAAACAGGTAAATTACCTAATTGAAAGAAAGGTTCCTGATCTTCTACAAATTGAATTTCAAAGAAACTATTCATCAAAGGAAAGAATAAAATATCTCCTTCGTTAGGTCTACCTGGTACTTCTAAATTTGTTTTTACGTTTACTTTATTATGGAATCTTCTTTTAGAAACCATTAGAGTTGTATCTTCTCTAATTTCTAATCCAAATTTACTAATTAATTCTTGTTGACCTGCAAATCCTTCAGTAGTTTCAAAATACATTTCAATAGGAAAAGCATTTTTAAATTTACTATTAACATCTTCACCTAAAACCAAAGATTGATTTACAATACTTCTTGGCATATAGTAAATTAAATTACCATATATTTTTAATCCTTCTATGATTAAATCTTCGTAAAGATATTTTTCGGATGCATTCCCAATACCATCGCCTGACTGAAAATATGGATTCATTACTACCATAGTTGTTTACCCTATCAGAAAGTTATGAGGCTCTTCAAAAGTTGTTCTAATTTCTGTTTCTAATTTTTCTATATCTGTTAGTGATTCGGAGTATAATTGGCCTCCGTTAAGTGATACACCACCTATCATAGCAACGCCATTAAATTTAGATAAGTTTGCTCCCCATTGTTTTTTAAACAAAGCAGTTACATATCTTTTTAACCACTGATCGTTGTATATATCGGTATTAGTTGCTGGGTCTAATTTTCTAAAACAATCTATAACTAAATGTTCACCAACTCTTAAATCTTCTTTCCAATCCATATCAACAAATAATTTGTTATCATTTTGATTAAATCTTAAAGGTTTTTCACCTACTAAAATATGATCTAAAAAATCTAAATGTCTTAATACAACATCATAGTTAACTACCGATGTTGAAGAAAAATCATATAAATCATTTAATCTCATTTGGTATCTTACATCAAATAAATTTAAACTTCCTTTACTTGAAAATGGAAAAATATTTGTAACCGAAATAACTGTTTCAGGAACAATTATATAATTTTGATTTTCCTTCCAAGTATTTGTAATAGAATTTTTAGTTATTGATTCTGAAACATCTCCATTTGTTACAATTCTATCATAATCTGCTTGTGTGTATTCGTATTTTAGATAACATCTTCTTATTGCATTCATATGAAATTGAGAATAGTATTGCATAGCTTCATCTAATCTATCCTGCAATTGATCTTCATCAACGTTAATCTCTATAACTGGTTGACCTAATGATCTTAAAGCGTAATCTTTTAATTGTTCTCTTGTTGCTGGTGTTGCCATGTTTATATTTATCCTTAATTAACTTGTTGTACCATACATTGTTTTTAATGCTGTGCCACTTGAATTTTTAATTACAATACTTGTTGAGTTACTAACTCCGCTAGACAATGTTAAAGCACCTGTTATTTTAACATTACCTACTACGTCTAATTTTTCCGCTGGAGTTGTTATACCTATTCCAACGTTACCATCATTTCCAAATGTGACAACTGAATGGGCTGCAGTTGCGTCACTATTGTTAGCAAGACTATTTTGGACTATATGTAATTTTCCTCTTGCATAAGAAGTTCCATCATCTTCTAACATCATTCCAGTTTTGAAAAAACCTTCTGAATTAGATACTTTAAATAAAACACCTGCTGTACCTCCTGTATCAGAATTATCATTTTCCACATAGATAAAAGGATTTGCTGAATCTTTAATATGTAATTCTGCTAAAGGACTTGTTGTACCTATTCCAACATTACCATTATCAACAATGTTAAAAGCATCCGCTGTGTCTTCGGTATCAATACCTAATGTCCATTGATTAGTAGCGTCATAATAACTTTTAATTCTGTGCTTAACATTGGTGTTTTGTGTAAACTCCATGTCAACACCTTTACCAGCCGCATTTGGATTATCTAATTGTAATACTGTAGTAAGTGCTGCTGTATCAGGCGATACAACGCTTAGCATTGAAGCAGGATTTGTAACACCTATTCCAACTTTACCATCATGTTTAATTCTTACTCTTTCGGAGCCAGTAGTTTCAAATATTAAATCTTGAGCAGATTGATTTGCTCCAATAACAGCATTTGAACTTTCAACTCTTAAATCTAATCGTTTATTACCACCATCTGTTGTTTCTAACCTTAATAGTGGCATGTCTACAGCAGACGCAGCTATATGAAATAGTTTGTTAGGATTATCTGTACCAATACCAACTCTACCTGCTGCTATATGTATTTCACTTGCTCCAATTTTTAAATCTGTACCATCGCCATAGATATGTTCACCAGTGTTACCAAATTGTATTTGTGTATTTGCGTCTAGTAAAGTATTTGAATCAGTAACCATACCAGAACCAGTATACCCTATAGAACCTTGCGATCCTGTAAAACCACCTGTTAGTGGTTGTAAAGCCCACGCCTCACCATTCCATTTCCAGGTACGAGTACCTAGATTGTATGTATCATTGAGCGACGGACCACTCGGAAAATTTATGCTTGGCATTTTCTATCCTTTAATTGTTCTCTCACCATATTTATAATATTTATACAATGCTTAAGTAAGCTATTTTCCAATAAAAAACCCCCGGAACCGAAGTACCGGGGGTTAATTTCGTTTAGTTAATTACTAGCGTATTTAGATTATGCTTTTACAATCTTTAATACGTGAGTTGCCGCTGTGGATGTTGATCCTCCAGGGAACTCCTGAGCTCTGTAATCATCGCCTCCAACTTGATTAGTTGCGTAAGTAGCACCATCTAGTATAGTATTAGCCATACCTGATCCTCTTGTCGTTCCTGATCCGTTGAAATTATATCTAATAGTATATCCGTCTCCTGAACTAGCAGCTGTATACTTAATCCAAGCTTGACAAAGTGTGTCAAAACCTGCACCAGTTTCCTGTAGGTCATTTGATCCGTCTATATTTAAAAGACTTGCGTATGAAGACGTAGCACCATTTACTCTTTGTAAATAGTAACTAGTAATCGTTGTAGGGTTATCAAGTGCGTGTGATCCAATCGTACCAGCAGCATAAGCGCCTGTGTTGGCTCTTGTGTCTACAAATATCGGCGTGGATGCTCCACTAACTTCAGTGGCACCAGCAACAGAAGCAGCTGTTGATACAAAATATGTACCCCCTTGTTGCGTTGTTGTGGTACTTGCTGTAAGTAGATCAATAGCAGGATGTAAGAATGTATCCTTAATATCTGCTAAAGGCATTGCTTGAACTTCTCCACCACTTGTGTAGTAAATTGGCCAAGTTTTGCCTGAGTCAGCTGTCGGCGAACCGGGCGTAACTGTTTGTTCTACTTTATCATAGTTAACTGTAACTGTTTGTGGGTCTTGTGTTGTTCCTTGACTAGGAAAAGAGGACGCATGAGTCGAATGTGTACCTGCTTGTTTTCTAGTATCGCTTATTGATCCTAGATTACCGCCACTACCTTGAACAGACAGAACAACTGACGGACTTTGAGAATATTGATAAACAATATTATCAACGACTGCGTCAATCTGAGCTGAAGTCATTTCAATTAAATTACCCCCACTGTATATTAATGGGTTTCGTGTAGCCATATTTTATTTTCTCCTTCTTTTGTTTTCTGTTAAGATAATTATTATTAGTTAGTAACTATCTGCTATTACGTAGCGTTTCCTATGATTGTCTTTTGAGTAACACCACTAGAGTTTTTGATTAACAACGTCACAGCTGAGCTGAAATTAGATGAATCAATAGTACTAACTTGAGCACCTTTTGATCCAGTAAATCCAACAACACCTTGGTTAGAAAGTTCTACCCATTGTGTACTATTACCATCATTGTAGTAAAAGTATTGTACACCAGTAGCGTTATCTACCCATATATCGCCTTCGCCCACACCTGAAGTAGGTGGAGTTGCAGCTGTTGTAATATCAAGGTTTCCTTCTGATCCTGTAAATCCTTTAGAACCTGTGAAACCAATGTCTCCTTTTGATCCTGTGAATCCAATATCACCTTTTGATCCTGTAAATCCTTTAGAACCTGTGAAACCAATGTCTCCTTTTGATCCAGTAAATCCTTTAGAACCTGTGAATCCAATATCACCTTTTGATCCTGTATATCCTATAACACCTTGTATACCTTGATCTCCTTTTGATCCTGTGAAACCAATGTCTCCTTTAGAACCAGTGAAACCAATATCACCTTTAGAACCTGTAAAACCAATTGTACCAGAAAGGTCAGATACGAATGAGTATACTGTTCCGTTCCATAAATACAATCTAGAATTTTCGGCGTCTGTTAGTGATCCATTTTCAATTATAGCAAATTCACCTGTAGCTATGCCACTTGGTGATGTGTCTGCTGATAGAGCTGCAACACTAGCATAAGTCTTCGCAATGTTGAAACCTAAACCAGTAGCACCTTTAGAGCCTGTAAAACCAATATCACCTTTAGAACCGGTATAACCGATTGATCCAGTGAAACCTGCTGTTAACGGCTGTAGCGCCCACCCATTTCCGTTCCATTTCCACTGACGTGTGCCGAGTGTGTATAGATCGTTTAACGAGGGACTATTTGGAAAGTTTATTGCCATTTTGTTTGTCTCCTAATTTATTGTTTTGTTTTGTCTTTTTTAATTAAAAAATTCAATACTGTACATCTTATAACAATTATTTTATCTTGCAAGAAAGGTTTCGTTCTTTCTACAATCTATTTATAATATATAAACACTATACAAGACATATAATATAGTGTCCATCAAAATTTATTTTATCTACGTACCAACTGTACCACCATTTAAGCACCAACCAGCACCGTCCCATACGCAGGAGAAAGTATTGGCGTAAACGCCACCTGTAGTATCTAATCTCCATATATGTGAACCTTTTAATTCTGTTGCTCCTGTTGATATATTAACAACTTTTGCGTTAGCTACTGTAATATCGCTATATGTTGAAGTTGTTACGCCTGATTTATAGAAAATTAACTCTTGTCCTATATAAGTGCCGTCCTGAAGTGTATAATTTATACTTGATGTAATAAAGTGATTACGTTTTGTTATATCTAAAGCGCCTGGAGCTTCATTCGCTATGTATTCACTTGTTGTTATATGAGAACCTGCTACAGTTAATTTATCACTTGTAAGTCCAATGCTTACCTCATTTGTTCCCATTTTTAAACTGTTACTAGTTAAGAATAAGTGTCTAACTTTTCTATCAGCACTACCTATGTCATATGTTGAATTTGCTACAGGTAATAAATGTCCACTATTTGTAATATCCCAACGGTCAGTACCTTCAGTTTTTATAGTAACTTCGCCATCTGTACCAGTATCAACTACTGTCACAGCACTATTGCCAACTGATATAGAACTTCCTCCTGTTCCTGCCGAACCTGTAAAACCAGTTGAGCCTGTAAATCCTACTATACCACTATTTGCTAATTCTACCCATTGATTACTATTGCCGTCATTCATGTAGAAGTATTGAATACCTGTTGCGTCATCTATCCAAACATCTCCAAGTCCTGCTGAAACAGGTGGAGTTGAATTTAATGTAACATCTAAATTTCCTTCTGATCCTGAATAACCAATTACACCTTGATCGCCTTTTGATCCTGAATACCCAATTGATCCTGTATAACCAATTGATCCAAGATCACCTTTTGATCCTGTAAATCCTATTATACCTTGAATACCTTGATCGCCTTTTGATCCTGTATAACCTAAATCTCCTTTTGATCCAGTAAAACCAACGGCGCCAGCTGTACCTGCTGTACCTTTTGATCCTGTGAAACCTACACTACCAATATCTCCTTTTGATCCTGTAAATCCTGTTGCACCTGTTCCACCATCAGCACCTTTTGATCCTGTAAAACCTACAGTACCAATATCTCCTTTTGATCCTGTAAAACCTACAGCGCCAGTATCTCCTTTTGATCCTGTATAACCTAAATTTCCTTTTGAGCCAGTGAAACCAACGGCGCCGGCTGTACCAGTATCTCCTTTTGATCCTGTAAAACCAATTGCACCTGCTGATCCTGTATAACCTACTCCACCACTTGTACTGAATAATGACCAGTTACCGTCCGCATTTGGAACAGCACCTGTTATAGTACTACGAACTTCTGAACCTAAAAGTTTATAAGTGTAATACTTGTCGCCTGTGTAAGTTGTGGAACCGGAAGTATATGTGTTCTTAACATAAACTAACATACCTTCCTGGATTCTTGCTCCAGCAATATCTGTTAATCTATCACTAACGTTACCTGTTATGGAATGGAGTGTACCTCTAACTTCTGTATCTAATACTATTGGAGCATTAGTGCCGGTACTCCATGTACCTGGCCAGACGTTTCGGGTTAATCCATCGTAATTACTTGCCATTAGCTAATCTCCACATATGTTGTTCCTGGTTGTAAAGTAAATCCGTATAAGTGATAAGGCTCTGCAACGAATCCTGATGGCGCTGCTGTTGGTATTAAGCCAACTAATCCACCATCTGTAGTAGATACATCACTTAATAATCCAGCACTAGCACCAGTTTTAAATGTTGTTGGTTGTGTAACCGAATTCCTTACAGCAAACCAAAAAGCACGAGGATTAGAATCACTATTGTTCACTGCTTGGACGGAAAAATCATGAGTCTGATTGGCTAGTTGATTTGCTGCTGAGTCGAAACCGGTTGACGTACTATCATCTATTATATCTGTAAGTGTGGGAGGGGATCCTACACTTGTACTCCAAATCCAAAAACTTGGATATGAAAATGTAGCAGATACGTTTGAAGTTGTTGATGATTGCGTGTCGGTGTACGATGAACCGGTTACGTTTACAGGTCTTGTGAAAGTCGTTGTGTTTGAAATTGTACGTGTTGTTCCAGTATTGTCTTTATGTATTGGATCAGTAAACGTAAATGTACCACTAACGTATCCACTTCCTGATGTGTTGTTCAAAGAACCTCCTGCTGCTGTTAAACTATGTGAAGTATTACTATTAGTTAAAATATTACTTACATTAGTAGAGTAAGAGGTACTTGAATATGTTTTTAAGAATGTTTCACCACTCTTATTACTTTTAGATAAACTATGAGAAGCTGTTCCCCAATTGACCGAGAAACTAGTATCTGAAGCTGTATATTCTTGCTCAGTACCATTGTTATGATTAAATTTAATTGTAGCTCCTGCTGAACCACCACTACGAGTAGTTGATGTTGATCTAATAAATGAACTTGAATTGTTTGTAGTGAAAGATTGATTCCAATCTACACCACCAGCCGGTGTTTGTGAATAACTACCTGCTGAATAATTAGTTAAAGTTCCGTTAACACTTCCACTTGTTTGAGTGATAGAGTAAACTGAACTTATAAAATCATTTGTAACGTCACTAGGGTTATCTACTGATACAGAAAATCCTGTAACTGGTTGATCCCATTTTGGAGAAGTTGGAGAACTACTTGCTGAAAATGTTGGAGTAAATGTTGCTAAAGTTAATCTTAAAAGATCACTTGAAAATTCTGCTGTTCTAATTGTATTTGTTGTACCACCTTCTTTATAACCTGTAAGTGTTCTATAATCTCCTGAAGTTGTAAATACAAATGGAGAACCTGTACCTGTACCTGCTGAACCAGTGAAACCAATTGCACCTACTGATCCTGTAAATCCTGTTCCTGCTGAACCAGTGAAACCAACAGCGCCTGCTGTTCCTGCGTCACCTTTTGATCCTGAATAACCTAAATCACCTTTTGATCCAGAAAATCCAACTGCACCTGTAGCTCCAATATCACCTTTTGATCCTGAATAACCTAAAGTTCCTTTTGATCCTGTAAAACCAACTGCACCAGCAGCTCCTGAATCTCCTTTTGATCCAGTATAACCACCACCTGGTCCTTGAGCACCAACTGATCCTGTGAAACCTGCACCTGTTGATCCAGTAAAACCTAAACCTCCAGTATCTCCTTTTGATCCTGAAAATCCAACTGTACCAGCTGCTCCAGTATCTCCTTTTGATCCTGAAAATCCAACTGCACCTGTAGCTCCAATATCACCTTTTGATCCAGTGAAACCTGCACCTGTTGATCCTGTAAAACCAACGGCGCCATCCGAACCATCTGTACCGTCAACACCTTTTGATCCTGTGTATCCTGCACCTACTGATCCAGTGAAACCTACTGTACCTAGATCGCCTTTTGATCCAGTATAACCAACAGCACCTGCTGATCCAGTGTAACCTGCACCTGCTGATCCTGTATAACCTAAACCTCCGACTGATCCTGAATATCCTTGTGAACCGGAATAACCACCGGGTGAGCCTGCAACTCCAGCTGCTCCAGCTGATCCTGTGAAACCTGCTGTACCCGCCGATCCAGTATAACCTATACGCCCTAGGCCTACTCTTACTCCTGCGCCTTTAATTACTGGCATGTCTTAATTCTTATCCCCCTCATGTTAAGTCCAAGCATTGACTTTTTTTTGTAACTCTGTTATAGTATATTTATAAATAATCTGTAGTGAATTGATACTCAAAATAAAAAATTATAAATGATTTCTATCGCATTTTTAGATATAATTGGTCTTCCCTATGATGGAGACACTTTAAAGAAACGTGGCCTCGGAGGTTCCGAGTCTGCGACTATCTTAATGGCTAGAGAACTAGCCAAATTCGGTTTCAAAGTTACTATATTTAATAACTGTTTAAGTGATCCTAATCTTGCAAAAGAAGGTACTTATGATGGTGTACAATATTTAGATAATTCAATTTTAGACTATAAAAGTGATTTTAGATTTGATGTTGTTATATCTTTAAGAACAATCGTTCCATTTATACCAAGTACTTTATACAACCAATTCAAACAATTCAATCCTAGAAGGTATTCTGCAATAGCTCAAAATGCAAAATGGAAAGCAATGTGGATGCATGATACATTTGCAACCGGAGATCACTTATTAGAAAGCTTACTTGTAAACGGACATATAGATGAGATATTTACTTTGTCTGATTTCCATTCAACTTATGTTTTAAATTGTGACCATGGTAAAAGAAGAAACATGGAAGTATTAAAACATAAATTTTTTCAAACTAGAAATGGAATAGTAATGCATAGAAATGATGTTGATATAAGAAGAAAGGATCCTAACTTATACGTTTTCAATGCAGCTTACACAAAAGGTATGCACCCTTTAGTTGTGTCTATATGGCCAAGAATAAAAGATAAAATACCTGAAGCTAGATTAATATGTATTGGTGGTTTTTATACATTTAAGGGTGGACAAATGGATGCTCAAGGAAAAGAATGGACTATGTTGAAAGACAATCCTCGTCATAAAAATTTAGGTGTAACATTTACAGGCGTTATTAGACAAGATGAAATAGCAGATATATTGGCCAGAGCAAGTTATAAATTA